AGCTTAATATCATAAGGGATGCGCTCAATGACCTTTAATCGTTCATCTTGGCAATATGCATCGCATACACTTTTGGAATCAAAGCATTTATTGATGATGACACCAACAGGTTTATGAAGCGTCTTCGTGCAGACCTTCACTCCTTACTCGATAATTACTCAATCGAGAAAGTTAAAAAGGTATACTCAGCGATCCGTATTGACGGGCTCACCGTATCATTGGTCATTAATCTTACAAGTTCGAAACATGAAGTTGGTGATGACAATATGTCGTTCGTTGATATAAAAATTCCATATATCTTAAATTTCAAACCTTGTGAACTGAGCTTTAACATCATTTTAGAGTAGGTTCGCTATCCCAATTGCTCCCTTTGAAAACTAGTTCGCTATCCCAACGGCAAAAAACAGCACTGGTAACCCAATGCTTACAAAATGTGAATTTCAATAGATGAGTTCCTGATGATAAAGAAAAAACGACCTTATTCGGGTCGTTTTTGCTATCTCTTACCCGTTTTTTGCGAGTAATCAAAGACTTTTTTGGAAGGAAACGCCTGTTTTAATACAATGAATACCCCTATCGTTAACGAGTTGATTTTATAGTTATTTATCGTTAACGAGTGAATACCCTAATAATATGACTTTGTATATGAAAATGTATAATTACAATGTAATAGCATACCCCCAATTTTTGGTCGTTATGCTTGCTTGCTCTAAAAAATAATCATTCTATTGATCATTAGCTGTTAATAGTCTCATTTCCATACTTTACTAAAACCCGACTCTTTTCAAGTTGATTGTACAAATACTGGTGCTCAAAGTAATACCTCATCTTTTATTGTTGTTAAAATCCTTTACTGCCTTTATTAATTGATTTAGGTTCTGAATCTCACATTGCTTCAATTTTGCATCAGTCAATGGATTAACAAAATATGCTGCAGACTGCCATGTGTCTCTAATTCCGTATGATTTTTTATCGTTTACCCTCAATCGATAATTCTTTTCTAAATAATCGACAAACGCAGGGTCCTGAAGACTGTTGTTGCTATATGCAAGCAGTAGGGTGTCTCTAACATAAAAAACTTGGACAGGCGCGTCGCAGGTAAACAGCTTACCTTTTTTATCGATTTTTATACTGTTTTTAAATCTAGTTAATTCGTTTGGTTGAATCCAAAAACCGAAGCGATCAGCATCTTTTAAATAAGTGAATGATGAATAATAGTCTAGGCCAATATTACTCGTTCTACTAAACCAATAAGGTTCATCAGTTTTAACTTCGACAAGAAATGAAACTTCCTTATGTACGACAAAAACATCATGCAAGCCTGTATTAGCTCTTTCAATGTTGAAATTATCAATACAAATTGATTTCATCCACTCTGAAACGATTTCTATCTCGTTTTTCGAATAATATTTATAATAATTTTTTACAAATTTTTTGACCATACTAATATTTGTTCTTTAAATTAACGTTTTGTTCTACCTTAAATAGAACCTCGTTGAAGTTTTCCCAACCTTCATGGGTCTCTTTGAAATCACGATACTCAATTTGATTGTAGAAATAGAATTGTGAACCAACCTTAATAACTATTCCGCCAATGACTCTTGGAGCATATCCCCTATTAAAATTAATTTTTGAGAGATAGCTTTGAAGTGCTTCAGACTTAACTTTTGTATCTTCCACTCTCTGACCGACACCTTTGGTATCAAATATTCCCACTGTTCCATCTTTAAATTTGACAATGAAGTCAGGTTGGAATGTATTTAAATTGTTGTTATAGCTTATTCCAAAATTTACTCTCATTAGTTCTGCGCCATTTTCCCAATACCATTCAACGGACTCTTGCCTTTCTAAATATTCAAGGAAATCAGATTCAAGCTGATTTATTTTTCCGGTATCGTTCATTCGTACATAAAGAGGTTGATATAGTGATTTTGTGGCAAAATCTATTTTTTGATGAGTTTCTAGTGAATAAGCCCTTGTTGGTTCAATTATAAAAGGGTATTTTTCACCTTTTTTTCCTGCATTCTCTTTGAGTTTTTCTCTAAACTCAAGAGTGCCATCACTAATAATTTGGGCAAAAATACTCTGGTTGTTAACAACGATTTTTTGAATAGATGTAATTTTGGTGGAACGAGAAAAAGGACAATAAAACTTTGAAAAAACATCCACAATCACACCGCTCATTAAATCCTTAGATCTCTTATAAGCTAATCCATTAAGATTGTCTTTGATGATTGAATAAAAAGCTGCTTCAACATCATTTACTGACATCTTAACATCAACTTGATCATTTTTAACCTTTTGGGCATTATCAATAGTTTCGGATTTTATTGCTGTTTCACTGATCAAAGTATCATCAGTAGCCAACGATAGCTTTAACCCTCTTGCCTCCAGTTTTTTAACGTTTGCATCGCCTAAAAGATACTTCTCGTTTTCTTGGAATCCAAAGAAACTCATAAAGGATTTTTCAAAAAGTTCATTATATGAAGAGTCGGCAGCATTATAGTCGCCTTGTCTTGATCTGTAGAAAGAAAGAAGTTGTGTAGATTCCCAAACACTCTCCTTAGTATAAGTGTCTCTTAAATGTGAGAACACGGACTTAATACGGTTTGGTGAATATGTTTCGCGTTTAGTTTCAAAATCCTTTATATTTGTAAAAATATATGCATTATCAACCAAAACATCGCCATACGATTTTGCCTCTGGGGTTCTTAAAATTCTGCCTACAGTCTGTATTTCAAAAGTCTCAGATTTTCCTTCTCTAAATTTAACTAAAATATGTGCTCTGGGACAATCCCAACCGACAGCAACAGCGGTTTTAAACACCAAAAACTCGGTTTCATTATCATTTTTTCTAAGATCTTTTTTATTAAAGTCAGATTTATCGTCGCACCACAATTTCAATTTTCCGTTTTCTTCAGTAACTCCTCTTTCGCGCAAGAAATCTTTAATTACTATTTTCTTTGCTTCGCCTGCTTCCACATTAGGTATTTGAATTAGGCACAAAGGATTTATTTTAGAACCCAATTCATTAAATCTGTTTAATAATTCTAATCTCTTGTCATAACCCTTTTGTAAAACCAATTGTTCTGTATCAAGTTCAACAAGTTCCAAATCACCTTTTTTGATTCCTTCATTAACAATGATGTCTTCTTTAATCATTCCTTCAGCAATGACATCTTCGTGATTGATAGTTACATCAATGTGTTCATGTAAGGGAGTTGCGGACATTTCCAAAACAATGTCGGGTCGAACCACATCATTTTTAAATTCAGATATTCTCGCTTTAGAATCAGCACCTATATGCGATTCATCCACGACCAAAATTATCTTAGTTGATCTTGCACGGGTGTTTTCTAAAACATTTAAGAAGGTTTTGCCTTCTTGATCCTTCATTAAATTATTTTTCCACGCGCCAGTTTCTTTGTCCTTTTGAACTAATTTTTCCCAATTAAAGAATGCGATTTCGTGTTTGCTAATGTATTCCTTTGCCCCATTCATTTCATCCTCTAAAAAAGTACAAACCGGATTTCCTGCTATATATTCTTTAACGCTGTCAAAAGATTGTTTATGCAAATCTCCAGTACCTGGACACGCCCATAGAAAACAAAAATTAATATCTTCATTTTCTCTAACCAATTCTTCTAAAAGGGAAGAAATCATGAAGGTTTTTCCGCTTCCTGTAGGCGCTTTAAAAACAACTTCCCCGTTATTTCCTTCTTCGAGGTGCATTTCTATCCTTTTTTTCAATTTATCAACAGCTGTTTTTTGATAATTTTTTAATTTAAACATAGCTTAATTCCTCTTAAATTCTTCAACGATCGTCTTATAGATTTCATAAATTTTGCTCGGAATTGGTTTTACAAGAGCATCAGATGGAACCTGTGACAAAATTTCATCATCTATCTCGTAATTATTCGAATAAACATAAATATTTTTTTCGCCTGAGTAAGACTTAATTAAGTTGATGAAAGATGAAAATTTTTCTCTATTAAACAACTCAGAATATATGAAAAGGTGTCTAGTGGAATTTGCGTTACTATAATGGGAACAGAAATCAGTTCTCTCTATCTCACAATACAGTCCCTCGTTAATACACAAAAGTTCATCAACTTTTTCTACTAGATTATATTTAGCTTGATCTCTGCTATTTGAATCAGGCATAAAATCAACAACATAGTAAAGAAAGTTGACATTTCTTGGTTCGCAATACTTGGTTCCGTTAGGTCTTATTCCGGTAACTACCGTTTTAGTTCTTGGGTAAGTGACGTTAGTACAAATGTTGTTTTCGTTGTTTGTACACAAAATTACTTGTCTCGTACCGCCATCTTCATCGTTTAATTCCATAACTGATTGTGCGGTTGTGCCAGATCCTGCATAAATATCAAGGACAAGCGCGTCTTTCTTTGGAAAAGATTTAATTAAATATTTAATGAATTCAACATTCTTAGGATTATTGAACTCTTGTTTTGTTAAAACCTTAATAAGTTCTGATGATCCGGCCGCAGAAGAGAAATCCAAAATACTCTTCAAAGGTGCTTTTGTTTCTTTGAAATAGAAATGTTTTCCATCAATAATTTTTATATCAGAATTTTCTACAAACATCTTTTTATTAATGGAATAGCCTTTTGATGTTTTCTTAATTAAAATCGTATCTTTTTCTGAGTTAAACTTTTTAAGTTCCCAAGTCCAGACACCGAGCTTACCTTTCTTCTTCGGGGGTCTAATCGTAATATAGCCTTTAGTTATATATTCTTCATTATCCGTATAAATTTCATTTTCTTCATCAGAAAATTTTGCAATTTCTTTATCGTAGTCCTCTATGCCAATAAAATCATGTGTTTTTGGATTATAGTAAATTGTATATCCAAGATTAAGTCTCGCTTTGAGAGTGCCACCTTCTCCTCCTGTGGTAATCCCCGAACCAATGTAATAGTAACGACCATTTTCTTCGATTAATGCTTTCGTTTCTACTTTTGTTTCATAAAAATGAGGTATTTCCTTAACTTTTCCATTCTTTTTAACATAAAAGCGTTTCTTGCAATAAACTAAGCAATATTCATGATTCTTTTGTAAATCAAGTGCATCGTTTTGTGCATTGCCTTTGTTTTGCACTATGTTTCCTAAAAAATTTTTTTCACCAAATATGGAATCACATAATAGTTTGAGATTATACAATTCATTATCATCAATACTTATGAATATTACGCCTTTATCATCCATTAAGTCTCTTAGCAAAGAGAGTCTTCTTGATATTTGGTTTAGCCATTTTGAATGGTAAAACCCGTCATCTTTGTTCACGCTTTTGTCATTGTAGGTGAAAACACTATCTCCGTGACCTGTGTTATATGGAGGATCAATATATACAACATCAATCTTCTTTCCATATGGTAAAGCCATATTTAAAAGCGAAGCAGAATGCAAATTGTCACCTTGAATAAGGATAGTAGACATTTCTGATTGTTTATTCAAAAATTCTTTTCTATCTAAAAACGGAATATGATTCTTCATTATTTGAAAAGCATCTTCTTCTTCAATGCTTTTGTCCCAATAGAGTCCATATTTTTTCGAAGCAAGTTGCTTCTGCAATTCATTGATATATCTAGTCAATTCTTGAATAGAATACTTTGAATAATCATTTGCCATTACTATTCCTCCACATTGATATTGTATTTTTCGAATAAAGGCGCTAATTTTCTTTTCGTTTTTGTTGTTGGCCTGTATTTACCTGATTCCCATCGATTTACTGCGCCAAAGGAAACTTCTAACAGAGAAGCAAATTCTGTTTGGGTTAAAATCATTTTGCCCCTAAGTTTTTTTATCCCTTCTGAATATGTCATATAGGAGTCCCCCCTACATCTGTAAACTTATGCAATGATTATAACACTTTATTAACGCTTTCCAAAAAGAATATCAAGAAATGGAAATATATTTATTTAATGAATTTTTTTAATAAATGCTATTAAACTCGAATCGTATTTCGCCATCTTTATACACTACCGCTCTTCTTAAAAACACATTCCATAGCGTCTCATTCCACTCAGTCAGCACACGTGGCGCTTTTTCAAAGTTGGCAATGAATCCATGCATCGCACTTTTTCGTAGTTCAAGATCGGTTTTCTTAGTTTTCAACTCAATAAGTCTTTGCTTCTTCTCTTCGAATTCTAACTCAAGCTTACGATACTTCTTTTGATATTCGTCTTGGTTGATTTCAATTGAAGAGTTTTCTTCAATCATCTTTCGAACCATGTTTGATAGAGTTTCTAGTTCTAAGCTCAATTTATCGATAGCTTCATCAAGTTTCGATGTAGTAAATAGTGTTTCGTGGCTTAGTTTTAAATCTAATAGTGTTTTTGAGTCGTTAACCATGTATTTGTTGTAAGCCACTATAAATGCGTCTTTAACTTCTTTTTCGCTCAGTGTCGCGGTTTTACATGGATGCTTTCTTCTAAACTTCTGATTGCAGTGCCAGACAACTTTCCGGTAAGGATCATTGCTATGCCAAACTTTCGGACCATAGATGCCACCACATTCACCGCATATTAGTTTGCTTGAAAAGAGTGATTTTGCAGTATATGCTTTACCGATTCGTTCTCGCCTTGCTAGCTCAAGCTGAACCATGTCCCACTCATGTTGATTGATGATTGCTTCGTGCGAATTCTCAACATAGTATTGTTGAACTTCGCCTTCATTTTTTTTAGACTTATGTGACAAATAATCGACTGTGTAAGTTTTTTGAAGAAGAGCATCCCCTTTGTACTTCTCGTTCCTCAGGATGTTATTAATGGTACTTGCCCGCCATTTTTCTTTTTTACCAGGTGAAAGAATTCCTTGTCCTTCAAGATAGTCGCAAATGCTTTTTGCTGTGTGACCATCAAGAAACATCCGGTAGATGAGTCGGACTGTCTTCGCTTCTTCTTCATTAACCTTCAACTTCCCACCTTCGCCTTTTTCAAAGCCAAGAAAGGTTGAATAGGCAACATGGACCTTGCCGTCACTAAAGGCTTTACGATGTCCCCAGGTGACGTTTTCCGATATCGAGCGTGATTCCTCCTGGGCCAAAGAAGACATGATGGTAATAAGAAGCTCACCTTTTGAATCAAAGGTATAAATGTTTTCTTTTTCGAAGAAGCACTCCACCCCATGTTCTTTAAGCTTTCGAATTGTAACAAGGGTGTCGACTGTATTGCGCGCAAAGCGGGAGATGGACTTCGTGACAATCAGGTCGATCTTGCCATCTAATGAGTCGTTAATCATGGATTTGAACCCTTCGCGGTTTTTCATACTCGTTCCGGTGATGCCTTCGTCTGTATAGACACCAATGAACACCCAATCATCATGTGATTTGATGTAATTGGTGTAATAGTTAATTTGTGCTTCATAGGACGAGAACTGCTCATCGCTATCGGTTGATACCCGGGCGTAGCCACATACGCGGCGCTTCTTAAGACTCGTATGGAGCGACTTCGTTAGTGGATTAATCGTTGACGGAATGACTGTGATTTTCTTCATATATTGTCCTTCTTTCTTGATGTTGTTGTTTAGTTAATAAGCTGGCTTTATTTCTCATCTCTTCGGTCCAGCTTTCTTTTCTACTAGTTAATGACCAAGTCTTAGTGATTGATTCGCCGCTAGCTAGCTTGAATTCAAGTGTTCTTCCTTCATGAGCGATGATGGATTGAATGTTCGATTGAATGACTTTTTCATCAATCGCGTATTCATTCAAGACCTCTTTAATCAGTCGCTCAATTTCACTTTCAGGGATATAAGTTGATGGACATGCCGCTTTACCTTTTACTCTGTAGGTTGGACATCGCCACTGGAATTTGTTATTCGAATTACCTCTTCCAAGCGTGCTCCCACAACGGCCACAAGTGATAAGTCCTGAATACATGTGTTTCGTTTTTACTCTGCAGTTTGGATGTGCAATTTCTCGCTTTGCTATTTCAGATTGAACTCTAGTAAAGGTATCTTCATCAATGATCGCTTCATGGGAATCATGAACGATGTATTTCGTTTTTTCCCCCTTATTGAGTTTTGGCTTTTTGCTTAAGTAGTCGTACCGATATGTTTTCTGCAAGTTTAACTCGCCCACATAATCCCGATTACGAAGCATGTAATGAATCGTTGATCCTGAAAATTTGTTTCCTAGCCGTGACCGGATTCCTTCCTCATTCAGTACCTTTGCGATACCTGCACATCCTTTGCCCGTTAGATAGAGCGCAAAAATACGCTTTACAATTTCAGCTTCACTAGGGACGATCACCAGTTTTGAATTCCGAATTCGATAACCTAAAATCGTCTTTGAAAACACAAGACCGTTTTTGAAGTTTTGTCTTACGCGCCAGAGCATATTCTCACTAACAGATCGCGCTTCTTCTTGAGCATAACTAGCCAAGATTGAAAGCATTAATTCGCCATCACCACTTAATGAATGAATGTTTTGTTCCTCAAAGTAGATATCAATGCCCTGATCTTTTAGTTCACGAACAGCACTAAGCAATGTGATTGTGTTGCGCGAAAACCGCGAGATCGATTTAGTCATGATCATGTCTATTTTTCCTAGACGACAATCCTCCAGCAACTTCTGGAAGTTCTCCCGATTATCAAGTGTTCCGCTGACTGCTTCATCCGCATAAACGCCGGCATATCGCCATCCCTTGTGATTTTGGATGTAGTTGGCATAATAACTGACCTGCGAAGAAAGCGAATGTAGCATGGCGTCCTTGCCTGTAGAGACACGCGCATAAGCAGCGACACGTTTCGCTTTTTTGATTGTTGGGATTGCTATATATTTGGTGATTTTTTGTTCCATCTTCTACCCTATTTTGCATGTTCATATTCGCGTAATAAAACTTATATAGCAACCGTATTAAGACAGAATACTGAGTTATCTTTGATACCGTATTTAACGCGCATCATACCTTCAATATGACGTAGTTCATCTGCAGTAATGATGTTCACGTTATATAGTTCTTTTAGAACTAATAATGTATTAATAAAATCAATTAGATTTGAGCGATATTCATTCATCGTGTTTCCCCCTTTCTAGGCGATAACAGGCGAGTGAGCAGTACTTAGCATCTGCTCGTCCATACACTGTAAAAGGACGCCCACAGTAGGCGCACGTTTTGTGATAAAAGGCCTTAAGGCTAACTTTATCAAGGTTCGCGTTCCACCACTGATTCCGACAAGTATTCGAGCAAAAGATTTTTTCTTTGTTATTTTTGGGAAGTTGTACTATTTTTTTCCTACATTGCTTACACAGAGCAATCTGACTTTTTTCTTTATTTTCTCTCCTGCACACCGTTTTCACTGTTCCCAAAGGAATACTTAGTGCTTTAGATATTGACTTATATCCATTACCAGCTCTTTTCATTTTTATAATCGTGATTTTTTCTTCATTTGTCATTTTTCAATCTCCTAAAGGTAAAAGGACATATGTTTCTAAAAACGGACAAAAGAAAAAAACCTCCACCGGATTATTTGATCCATGGAGGCTGCCATCTTATAGCAGTGGCAACTGTACGCTTCCTTTTTATGTGCCCAAGGTACCAAGCACACCACGTCCTTTACAGACTAATGGATCGGCCAGAGGTCGAGAGCGTTCATGACTGCTCACTATATAAATAGGGGGAAAATTTGAAAAATGTACAAAAAAATTAAAAACGCCCTCAAATTAATGAAGGCGCTTATCTTTAAGATTGATGATTAAGCTAGGCGATATGTTTTAGAGTATTAATTGTCGCCTCGATTTGAACAGTGAGCCAGGAACTAAGATCCCCATGTTTTTTTTCGATGTATTTAATCGTTTCATTCGATAACTGTGATAAAGCGATTTCCTTTGCCCTGTTTAAAGCCACTTCTTGTGCTGATTGATTAAACGCTCCACTCTTCTTAAGCGAGTCGACATACGTCTGAAATACGGTTTTAACTGAATTCAGAACAATGGCCGATGCCTCAGCGACGATCTTTGCTGCTTTCTCATTTTCAATTTTCGTACCGATCCACTGAATTAACTTAGTGCCTAGCAAAGTAATAAGTGGAATAACCATAGCAGTTACAACGACAGAAATAATATTAATAATAATTTCATCCATAGATTAAGATCCTCCTTTTCCATGCAGATGTTTATTGCGAATGTGCTCATCAAACTTTGTTCCTAGATTGTTAGTTTCAGTTTCAACCTTAATAAGGCGTCCGTCTAAATCGTTATAGCGTTCCTCGAGTTTATCGAGTGTTTTCTCAATTCGATCGATTGAAGATTTGATGTATCCAACATCAGAGATCAATACGCCTTCGCTTTTGCCGATTTGCTTTTGATCGCCACGATCGTTGCGACGGAAAGCTAATATTGCGAAAAAGATCGACGAAAATGTTCCAAGAACACCAATGAATGCTAGTGCAGTAGAGATTGTGTCCATTAGCCTGTTCCCTCCTTTTCAAGAAATGTTTTTAGGAAATCTAAAATTTCCTTAAAGTTGGCTCTATGTTTTTCAAAATTTGCGTGTTTGTTTTTATAGTCAATGATGAGTTCACTATCGTCATCGCTAAGATGATATTCAAATCTTCCGGTATCTTGATAATGTTGAATCAAAGAGCGAATTCGATAAAGGTTATATAGCGATTTTTCATTTACCAAAGCATCATAGCAAGCAGAAAAGTAATCTACATTTATCTTTAACCAAACAGTTAAGTACTTTTGCCAATCAATATGGATGATTCTATAGAATTCCTCTTTGAACTCTTCATCGATGTATTCGAGATTGTCCACGGCCAGAAGTGTATTATCCATCCAGAGCAGGTAGTAGTCCAAAACACGAGGATCAAACTGTAGTGCGCGTTTAAATGGCTCGAGACCGAAAAGAAAGTAGTCGATCTTTTCTCTTTTGTCTAATCTGATATCCCGATAGTTTTTTAAGATTACAACGTAGTCCTTGTCACTTTCATCACTTTGAACCCCATGAATAGTTGAGCCGCATCGATAGATGGCTAGCACTTTTTTGCCATAAAAATTATCGGGTAACATAGCATTTTCCTGGCAAGTGCGCTGCCGAATAAGGTGAGACGATAAGACCCGATGAGGTTAATTGAATCCCAACGTCATACCAAGTTCCGTTGAACTTATATTGATATACTGCCCCGCTGCCCGAAGCTGCAGCAGTAGAAAACACGACATTCCAACCGGCAACATAGATGTTTCCAAAACCATTATTTGCATTTCCAGAATGAATACCACTGTAGGTAAAAAAGCGTCCACTAACGCTACTATATGTTCCTTGATAGGCTGACCCATATTGACTATTGATACTTGCGCGTTGTGCGAGGTCACGATCTTCTGCCAGAAAATCAGGACTATGAATTTTAGGTGCGTCGTAATTACCGTCTAGGGTGAGCGATGAAACCGTCTTTGTGTAACGTGCAACCGGCAACTCATAAATGAGACCACCAAGCTGAAGGTTTTCTTGGATGAGTGAAGGATAACCGGATGGCGTCTCCTTCTTCTCAAGTGAAACAGTATTGTTTCCAAGATCAAATCGAATAAACACATAACCATATGCGTTACCATCGAGGGCGACCGCAATTTTGGTGTTGGCTTCAACATAAACACGCCGCCCATAAACCTGAACATAACCGCTTGAAAGAATGATATAGTTGTTGCTAGTCGTTACATTCACATTCCCACCAAGTCCATAGATCCTGCCATTAAGGTTAGATGCCATAAAGTGGTTAAGATCAGCATCTTGTTTAGAAGATACTGAAGCGGAATCAAAGGTGATTTTTATTAAGGCCATATTTAGGTCCCCCTTCTATTGATTAATTTAAGTTTATCGGTTAACGAAATACGATGTTCTCCAAGAATGATAGTGGCTTGTTTAAAAGTCCCCTTGAACACCATTTTTGTGACAATGGTTTCATAGGTTTTATTAGGAGTGACAAAACTCACAAATGTGCCGATTGATAGATCGTTTAAGACGTCGATTTTATTTGTCACAAAAGAAAAATCAAAAGTAATACTATGCTCTAAGGAAGAATCAATCAGAGCGGATGTAGCTTTTGTTAATAAGGATGAAAAATCATTATCCGCATAAAATTCACATTTGAAACTTACTTTATCAATTCTTTTTGGAGAGTTTGCATTTGTGCTAATGGTCCCATCATTCAAAAGGTAATAGGAAATGACACTTGTTCGTTGAACATTATCTGCTTTTGGATAAAAGATAATTTTATTTAAAGCACTATCATTAGTGTCCGAAATAATGAGATTTGATATCGTGCCAAGATCACTTCTAATAACGAGCCCCTTAGTTACTTCTACTACCTTTATTTTGATGTTCGAGATTACGCCATTAACGATGATTAACTCATATGCGAGCCGTATGCCATAGGTCTTAGAAAACTCCTCAACAAGCTTTAGAATGTTCGCTTTTTTGTCGGGTTCATAGTTTAAGGAACCGGTTTTATTAATCATTATTTCGGTTTGTAGATAAGACAAATTCTGTTTAGTATCTGTGCTCGTTTTGAAATGCGTGTTAATCAAATTGAGAGTGAACTGTGAAATGTTTCCTGTATAAGAGCTAACTGGAACCTCCACATCAAATTTCGCAAGAAAGTCCTTTGTGGTAATTTTGATAGCGCCTTCACCGGTTTTCTCGATCGAAGTTATAATGCCAATGTAGAAATAGTCATACTCTCGCACGACCAGATAATCACCAAGATCCGCGTTCAACTTCGCCTTATTGATATGAAATATTGATGGTTGCGGGACAAGCGTATCAAGGACGATTTCAAAGTCATCATTTGCTTGGGCATAATCTGCCACCTTTAGCGTCTGTTCGTTTAAAAAAACTAATTGCATAAACCCTCCTAATGAGCAATGTACTCTTCCTGATAAGTGATCTCACAAGTACTCGGTTCTCTCACCCCAGGATCAAAAAAAATCTCGCTTAACCCCGGTGGAAGGTAGAGGAAATTGTCATACGAAAAATCCTGGTCTTGATAGATGTCAGTAACCTGCCCATTAATCGTCCTTCTGATATATTGATCGGTTGGGTCGGACGAGATTTCAATAACCGGATTTTCTCTTTCATCCACTAGTAACCTAAGGGCACTGACCACTTCTCCGTTTTGCCGAATGATGACTCTTGGATTTAGGACATTACCAGTTATTTTAATTTTAAGGGGCACGTTTTTGACGCATTCATTACTAACGATGATCATCCCATTAAATGAAATGGAATAGACATAGGCAAATCGATAAGGATAAGTCTTGCCTTCGCCTGATTGGGTGACGTTTATCGTATTTGATTTTTCAATAAGCCAAAGTGAAAGACATTCAATACGCACAGCACTTCTAATAACAGACGCCTCGAGTTGACTTTTTGTCGTTGATTGGACATTCACATAACAATATTTCAATCCATCTGCGCTATAAAAAAGCCGCAGCTCTTTACTTTTTGTGACGTATTCTCGCCACTTTGTAAACCCTTCATAACCTTCTAAGAAGATTAAAGTCACATTGATAACTCTTTGTTGGAGTTTCCGCTTGTTTTCAACAAATTTATCGGCAAAATCCTGGTATTCTATATCGAATTCATAACCAAGTCCGTCGATGGTTTCGATGATCGTATTGTTTTTATAGTCTAAAAAATAGGGGGTGCCTACTTCGTTCACTAAATAGAGTTTACGCATTAGTAAGCACCTCCTAGCGCGGCGTTAATCGAATCAATATCAACATCGCCGTTTGTGTTAATCGTCACGTTATTGGTCGTACTACTGTTCTCAACCCTATTGTTGGTGGTTGTATTATTCTTTATGGCATTGTTATCCGAAAAGGAACCACCTGTAAAGAGGTCGGCGATCCAAGAAAAAACACCACTCGCTTTCTCAAGCAACCACTTAATGCCATCAATGATGGATGTCAGTATTTCAAGGATTGGAGCAAGGACCGCAAATAGGACTTCCAGGACGGGAATTATCACCGCTTTGATGACACTAGCCAGCACGACTAGAATCGGAGAAATGGCTTCGATAATCGTAAAAAGGACACCTAGCATCGTCATTAGCGGCGCGAGTAGAACATTCAACAACGGTTCAAGGAGAAGCATCAAGACACCGATAACTTCAATCACGATACCGATGATTTCAATAATAGGTTTAAGTAAAGCGACGATGATTTCTAAAATTGGATTTAAGATTTCAATCAATATATCGAGTAACGTCACGATTAGTTTAATAACGACATTCAGAATATCGACAACGACCATAATGATCTTAATGAGCGGACCAAGAATCGCATTGATTAACCCGAGCGCGACTTCGACAATCTGAATAATTAAGTCAATTAATAGTTTGACAATTTGGACGATTGGCTTTAAAAGCGCCATCAAGACATCAATAATTGGAATGAGGATCTGCAAGACCATGTTGATAATTTCGGTAATGACCGGTATAAGTGATTCAATCAAACCGATGATCACATCAAGTACATCAACCACCACATCGAGTACACCATCAAGGAGTGAGACAATGACATCGATTAAGGTATTCACTACACCCATGAGGACTTCGATGATCGGCATTAAAGCCTGCACTAAAGTTGACACAAAACCGATCACCTTATCGATTAAGCCACCAAGAATGTCAAATACTCGCTTCAGTAACTCGCGAAACTTTTCATTTTGTAAGAGGACAACCGCAAGGATGGCTATGAGCGCACCCCAACCTAAGGTAGAGAACTTGATTGCGGCTCCAGCTATTTTTACTGCTCCACTTACCGCAGTAAATGCCGTCTTTATCGACGAAATCATCGGTAGCATTTTTGCAAATATTGATAAGGCTGGCCCTAAGGCAACCAATAGACCGGCAAAAATACCAATAGTCGTTTTAACACCACTGCTTAGATTTTTCCACCAATCTAGAACTTTCTTTACACTAGGTATTAATCTATCGCGCAAGGCAACAATTATTTTTTCTAGTGCAGGTAATAGTAGAGCTGAAAAGCTCATGGATAGGGAACTCGTCGCCATTTTTAAGGAGTCGAGGGCATCGCCAAATGAGCCTGCTATTTCTGCATCTTCTGCTGAGACAATGCCAAGTTCTCTCGCTTCTTCTTTCCATTTTTCTATTTCACTAGCGGAGGCAACAAGTACTGGTCCAAGTTCAGAGCCAATCTTCTCACCAAGGAAGGCATTAGCTACAGCCGTTCTTGTGGCTTGGTCTTCAACGCCGGCAAGGGCATTTCTAATAACATCAAATGCCTGGTCTGCGTTTAATCCTTTTAGATCATCGACAGTTAGCCCAATAAGGGCTAGTGATTCTGCTACCTTGTCGCCATTACCTGTGGCAATCTCCCCAAGAACGGAGTTAACCTTAATAAAAGCTTTCTCGACTGCTTCAGTTGATGAGCCTAGAATTTTAGCCGCATATTGCCATTCTTGTAACGATTCGATCGATAAACCGAGTTTTAACGCGGTGTCGGCCATCTCATCAACCGAGTTTGCCGTTTTGATCGCTAGAGCCGATAAAGCAGTACCAGCAGCAATCGCAGGAGCGGTGATGAATTTAGTGAGTGATGAGCCAATTTTTCCAATGGCTGCAACATTAATCCCAGATAACTTTTTAATGTTATCTTCGGTTTTTTCAAGTTGTGAATTTAAGTTTGCTACTTCAGACTCGGTGTATTGAATTGAGCGTTTTAGTTTATTGAACTCGTGCTCACTCATCGCACCAATTGCGACAGCTTTTTTGGCCGCATCTAATTGATTGTTTTGTTCTTCTAATTTTTGTTTAGTGAGTGTTAGTGTCTGATTCAATTTTTCTTGCTTTTGTTTCCAAAGGTCAAGATTTCCTGAATCGTATTTTAAGTTTTTATTAACGGCGGCTAGGTCTCTTTGCTGCTCTTTAAGTCCGGCATTTAAGGATTTGAGATTGGCTTCTAACTCGGTCGTATCAAGCCCTAGCTTAATGTTCATGCCTTTTACTGTTTCAGCCATAATCTCGACCTCCTATCCTAAAAATTTATCGATGTCTGATTGCGTAGCAGTTCGACTCGGTGTTTCTCCTGCATAGACATTTTTTTGAATCTCGACGATTTCTAGGTAAGTTTGAATGTCAAAAAACTCGCTATCACGGATCGGAATTCCTAATTGCGCCAAGTTGTAAATTATATTTGCCGTGAAACTATGTAAACTTGGCCCACTATCGCGGGGATTCTTTACCGCCAGGTTTGCTTTGATTGACTGAACCAAGTAACTCAGCAATTACGGTTGCGAGCGTGCTTAGTTCATCGGTCGAGTTCAATACTGAAAAGTCAAACCCCTGTAAAAATTTATCGTAAGTGTCGCTTGTAAATGGCTTATGCAGAATAAAGACGATTCTAAATAGAATATCGATGAATTTCCCTACATCATCCTTATTGGCTTTAAGCGCCTTATCAAGCGAGTCAACATCCGTGAATAGTTCCGTTCCAAATACCTGACGATAAGAGATAATCGTAAAAAGAGAGGAAGCAAGCTTGAGCTCTTTTCCTCCTAAAGTAATCGATCTTTCCATTTATTAAACCTCCGCGATGACTGGCAATGTTGGTGCCAACGTTAAGAAGTTTGAGTAGTTGCTATCACCAATTGAAGCAACACTATTCGTGATCAAGTGATCCCCTACTTCTAAAGGTCGCGCGGTGATGTTTAATGTAACCGCATTAGCTTCCGCTGAGTCGGTTTTAGACTTTGTTGCTTCGCTTATCGGAGTAACATTACAAAGATAAAACCATGCTCGACGAGCTTTGGCGTCACCTTGAAATTCTAGTCCCAAGGCAAAGGTGATTGTCTTGGCATTTGCTACTTCAACGATGTTCCCATTAGCAAGTCGCTTATATCCTAAGATATCAAGTTTAAATTCCTCTGTTAGTTCAGTCAGCTTTAAAGTAAGTGTCCGACCAGCATTTTGAACGAGGTTTGCGATCACAACATCGTCGGCATAAACCGCAGTGGACCCACCAACGATATCACTCGTAAATTCTTGTGCACCCGGAAGTGCAATCGGAGTCGCAAAACTCCATGTGCCGTCCGTTGCTTGCGTCGCAATCGAATAATGAACGTTTCGTAGTCCGTACGTAATTTTGTTGTTAGCCATAGTTAAATTTCCTCCAGTCTAACTTCATAGACTTTGTTAATTGAACCGTCCTCATTTTTAAACTCGGATAGGTTTTCCGGCGTATAGCCGTTTTGAAGAAGGGTTCGGACCAGTTTGTTTTCCTGGTTGATGTCCTTCTTTTTTGTTACTAGCGTTATTTGCACTACGCTTGTATAGAAAACAGGCTTATCTTCTGCAAATAATGAAGCCCGTTTACTCGTTTCTTGAAAAACAATAAAGGGTGGTTCTGCATTATCTTCGTTGTCATAGTCATTTGTGGCGTAAAACACCTTATCGACAACTTTTAATAAGGTGCTTCGTAATTTTTCTAAATACATACCTAACCTGCCTGCCTAATAATTTGTCTGATCTCTTCAAGCATGGCTGGTGTCAGCGATTCATA